CATCCATTTCAACGTCATCAGTTTCAACCTCATCGTCATCTTGTTCTGATAGAGATTCTTTTACTAGGTCTTTGATTTCTTGTTTCATTGTAGAAGCAAGTATTCCTTTTGCATTTTCAGCTACCGCTTCTTCCAAATTTTTCATTTGGATGATAGCCTCTTCAACTAAAGATTTTTCTTTTGCCATTGTTTTTATATAGTTTTTAATATATAAATATATCCAAATATGAAAAAAGTTTAAATTAAACTCAAATCACATCAGGTTTTTTATACATTAATAAATATCACCTAAAAAATAAAAGCATAAAAAAAGAGGACATTTAGTCCTCTTTTGTTTAATAATTAAATTTTAATTACTCAATTACTTCATTAATTTTACTTTCTACAATTGCGGTAATTCTCCACTCCATTGTATAATGTTCAAAAACTTTAGTAACTTTCGCCTCAACATCAGTAGGGTTGTAACCACTAACTAATTTTTCTTCTCTTAATTTTTTAATCTTTCCTGATGTCTCATCGACTGAGTCCAAGGTAACTTTTGCAATAAAATACTTTTCTTCCATTTTGTTTTTTTTAATTAATATCCTAAATAATCGTTTAATTTTTTCATTAAGTCAAGCGATTTATTTCCGGAATCACCAACGTGTCTCTCAACACTCATTTTTTTCTCTTCTTCTAAGTTCTCATCGTATAGTTGTTTATCCTCTTTATTTAAGAATAGATACGCTCCCGGAGTTGATGGTGACGACACCAAGTCAAAACAAATTAATTCAAAATCGTCTTGAACTTCATTTTGTTCACCAATTTTTTTAAGGGAACCTACACCTCTTGATGAGATACCTAATGTAACACCTTGTCTAAGGTAGTTAGCCGCTAAATCTCCTTTAGTAGAACAAATTCCACTTTCGTGATATCCCGGTGATGTAAGTAATTTAATTTTACCCATTAGGACATTACCTTCCCACCATACTTCGGTGATTGAGTGAGAAACTCTATCTAAATCAATAAGAGATGATTCCGGGTGATTTAACTCAGATAGAGCGGTACCCTTTGTAATCATTTTTTTATAATTTTCCGCCTCTCTTTTTAATATGCGTTCAGGGTATAATCTACCATTTCTATTAGGTGTGTCATATTTTTGTAATACAGCATAAAATTCAATAGGTTTAGTGTGGTCGAGAGTTTCTTTAGATTCTCTAATTAAAGTTTCGTTACGATTATCATTTGGGTTAATATAACCCGCATCGTATTCAACTAATATACCTTTACCTGTTTCACTTGGTTGTAATATTTTTAAATTCATTTTGAATGTTTTAATAATAAATATTAAACATTCTCGGTTTGTAACGATTCTTCTGTGATTTTACTCTTTTTGGTTAAATAAAAATTAAAATTTTCATTGTTTAAAAAATTGTCATTAAAAATTTGTTCTGTTATTTGTTGTAAACTTTGTTTTATTTCTTCACACTTAAAATCTAAATCTTCTTGAATTATGTAAAAATTTATTTCAAGATTCATAAATGATTTTTTATTTAGATTGAGACCACTGGACCTTAAATCTAAATCGACAATAAATTTTTCATCAAATATTTGTTTGTTTATCGACTCGTATATTGAGTGTTTGATACTTCTACTTAAGTTAAGTACTGTTCTTGTCCAATTATCACATTCGTAAATTGGTTCAACCCAAGTTTGGATGTTTAAGTAGAGAGATTTAAGATTGATTGAATCCACCGTTCCATAAACAATTTTTGCTGTTTTAAAACCTTGTAGGAAAGAAGTTTTTCCCTTTTTCATTAATTTTCATATTTTCCTGTTTATTTTTAAAAATAATAGGTGTTTTTATGTGTAATGTCAAAACTTTTGTGTAGGAAGAAGATATATGTATTATATGATAATAGTTAAACTAAATAACAACATTACAATTGAGAAGGCTTTAAAACTTTATAAGAGTAAAGTTATTAAAACTCGTCAAAGTTCTGAATTGTCTAAAAGAAAAGAATTTAAAAAACCATCAGTAATTAAACGTGATGGTCTTTCAAAAGCTAAGTATGTTCAGAAAAAATTTAAATCAGACGATAATTAAAGATTTTCTTTAAGATTTTTAAGTTTGAAATAAGTTAATTTGTCGTATTTTTCAGAAATTACTTTTGAAATAGTTTCATCTATCCTCGTTTGCATTGAAGAATCTACACTATCATTTTTCATTTCCGTTAATTTATTAACTACACCTTCTTTAAGAGTATTGTATTTTTCATTTAATGTTGAGTCATCCTCTGACAATAAAGAGATTAATTCTTTTTTGTCTGATTCATTTAAACCATCAATATAACTTTTAATAGTTTTGTTGGCAACACTAACCATTGTAGATAATGGTAAATCAATACCTTCAGTTTTTGTTACCGGTAATTTTTTAAGAGATTCCGAAATAATTTTTCTACTTTTAATTTTTGATTCAATTGTTAATACATCGCTCGAGAATAAAGTATCAATATCGGTATAGATACTTTCAACATTTTTATTTCCAACCCAAGCAACAATTTGATTAATGTCTAATTGTTTTATTTTGTTTACGGTATTCTCGTAAATTTTAATAGATTCATTGATATAATCATTACAATAAGATTCACTTAATGATTTTGGTGAACTTAGTTCATCGTATAAATAAAACAATTTACTTATATTTTTATTCTCAATAACAAGTTTCTTAAATGTTTTTAATTCGTTTTTAAATGTGTCGTTAGCGTATGATTCTAATAACACATTTTCTATTTTTGTTTTTAATAATCCGAAGTTTTTCATATCTAATTTTTATTATAAATATCTAGTCTTTTAGAAGTTTACTTAATTGAGATTCAATATCTCCTAAAGAATTTTTTCCTTTGGATAAATCTATAAACGATTCATCTTCTGTTAGAGTACTTTGTTCAATTAATATTTTTAGATTATCTCGTTTAAACGATTCAGGTGTTACACCGGCTTCACCACCTGGTTCAGGACCCGGAGGTGCCTCAGGTGCTCCACCCGGTTCAGGTGCTCCACCCGGTTCAGGGGCTCCTAAATCTTCCATTCCACCTCCTCCGAAGTCTCCTCCACCTCCAGATGGTGGTGGTGGTGATGATGATGGTGCCGCTCCACCGGCAGTTGCTGCGGATTCTGGATTACCATATAATTTATCAATGTTATCAAATATACCTGTATGAGTAATTATCGTTGCGGTATTTGTTAATTCTGCTCCTACAGCCATTTCAATTCTTTGTTGTTGTAAATCTAATTTAATATCTTCATCAGAAAACCCTAAAATATGTTTCTTAGCCCACGATACAGATACTGGAGCAATTCCCGCAATTGCCGCAACACCTTGTTGGTATAATGCAATTTTTTCTTTCCAAAGTTCAATTTTTAATAAATCCGCTTGTGACGATGGATTAGTTAATGCTAATGTAAAGTTGGATAACTCATCTTCAAATCCTAATAAAAATAAATGAATAATTGCTATTTTATTTAATTCCGCAACCATACATTTTTGTATTCTATTAATTGTTCTAGCAAACCTGATATCCATTAAAGATAAATTTTTTCCTCCACCGGCAGTTTCTTCAAAACCTAAAAATGCTTTAGGTACTCTAAGAGCTGTTAATAATTTTTTTTGAATATACTCAATATCGGCAATCTCAGACAAATTTTGCGCACCAGCTAAAGTTTCAATAGGCATAGTAGCCGCTGGGTCACGAACAGGAATAAAATAATCTTGGTCAACCGCCATTTGATTAAATCTCATATCCACGTTACCTGTTTTAGCATCAACAATTTGGTCACGTTTAAATTTGTTTGCAACTCGTTGTACGTATGCTTCGACATCTTTATCATCCATATTACCAACAAATATTTTAAAAACACGTCTTTCGGGAGCTCTAGATGTCCTATAAATCAACATTGCATCTTCAGATAATAATAATTGTTTCCAAATCCTTCTCGCTTTTTCTAACATAGATGTCCCATACGGAAGTTTTCTATCATCACCTAATAAACGGAAATGAGCAATCTCCCAAGAGTTGAACTCCATATCTTTTGCTTTCCATTTGAATCTTAAACCTTTATTTTCCGCCGGTTCTTCTACATTTGCGGACTTTGCCGCCATACCTCTCTCCAAACGTTCAATTTCAATATTTGGTAATTGCATACATCCAACAATTCCTTTATCCGAATCCAATTTTAAATAAACAAAATTATCACCATATTTACAAGTGTTTCTTGTCCACATAGTTAAATTTGTGTTTATATCCATAACATTATTAAACAAATCGGCCAGTATAGATTTTATTCTTTTTGATTCAGAATAAATTTGTAATATATATCCATTTTCATCAACCGTTGTTGATTCTTCACCATAAATGTCTAATGCTGCAGATATTTCCGGAGTATACTCCATACTTTCATAATCATAGAATGACGCTAAACGAGTTGGTTCATAATAAACCGCTTGTGTATATAAATTACTTTCAATCTTTGTCCATTGGTTGGATAAGTAGTAAGTTTGTTGAGCTTGTAATTTTTCTCTCTCATATTCCGCTTGAGAAGTTGTTTTTAATAACTCTTTTTTGTCCAACTTATATGTTGGGTAATCCTGATTTAATAACGAGTTTGGACCAAATGCTTGTGATAGCCTTTGCCAAACTGTTAAATCTGTATTTTGATTATTTTCCATATTTTAAATTTAAATATATTTTTCCTTATATAAATAGTTTACTTTAGTCTAATATGTCTTGTTGTTACTTATTATACACAACAATCAATGTCACTTTGTACCACATCAGCACTTTCATCACCACCAGTTAATATAATAGAGTTTTCTTGAGCACAAACATCACGAGAGGTTGGAAAAAAGGTTATTCCATCCCCTACACTAGTATTCACAGTAACACCCGAACAATTAACATATGAGAAATTTGTAATACCAATAAGTGGACCACTAGGGGGAACATATGTCACGGTATAACATATACAAGTTGTTGGTGGTGTTTCAGTCGGTGTTGGCGTTGGGGTTTTAGTTGGTGTTGGGGTTGGTGTCTTAGTTTTAGTAGGTGTATTTGTTGGAGTGTTAGTTGGCGTTAATGTATTAGTAGGTGTATTTGTTGGCGTTTTAGTTGGGGTAATGGTGTTAGTTGGAGTATTTGTCGGAGTTTTAGTTGGAGTTAATGTGTTAGTTGGCGTGTTAGTAGGTGTATTTGTTGGCGTTTTAGTTGGGGTTAATGTGTTAGTAGGTGTATTTGTTGGAGTGTTAGTTGGCGTTAATGTATTAGTAGGTGTATTTGTTGGAGTGTTAGTTGGAGTGTTAGTTGGCGTTAATGTATTAGTAGGTGTATTTGTTGGCGTTTTAGTTGGAGTTAATGTGTTTGTTGGAGTATTAGTTGGTGTGTTAGTTGGCGTTAATGTGTTAGTTGTCGTGTTAGTTAATGTTTGAGTAGGCATATTTGTATTTGTTGGTGTTACAGTCATAGTTGGTGTTGAAGTCCTTGTTGGTGTTAGGGTATTAGTTGGGGTTTGGGTCTGAGTAGGTGTAGGAGTTCTAGTTTGAGTGTTTGTTACTGTTGGAGTATTAGTTGGGGTCATAGTCGGAGTTACCGTTGGGGTAATGGTGTTTGTTGGTGTTGGTGTAGGCGTTTCTGAAGTTGGAGTTACAGTTGGTGTGTTAGTTGGAGTCGGAGTTTGTGTTGGAGTTGGTGTAGGTGATAAACCAGGTGTAGGTGTTGGAGTTTGAGTGTTTGTTATTGTTGGAGTGTTTGTTGGGGTTTGTGTAGGTGTCTCTGTCGGAGTTTCCGTTGGTGTCATAGTCGGAGTTTCCGTTGGAGTTTCCGTTGGTGTTATTGTTGGCGTTACTGTTGGGGTTGAGGTTGGTGTATTAGTAGGTGTTCTAGTTGGGGTCGGTGTATTAGTAGGTGTTCTAGTTGGCGTAATGGTGTTAGTTGGAGTATTTGTATTTGTTGGGGTATTTGTATTAGTTGGAGTTACGGTTAAAGTTGGAGTATTTGTTGGAGTGTTAGTTGGCGTTAATGTATTAGTAGGTGTATTTGTTGGAGTGTTAGTTGGAGTGTTAGTTGGCGTTAATGTATTAGTAGGTGTATTTGTTGGAGTATTTGTATTTGTTGGGGTATTTGTATTTGTTGGGGTATTTGTATTTGTT